TGAGCCGCCTGAAGTACACGGTGGTTTAATTGCAGCGGTAAGCCTCTCAGCACGTTGTCAATTTCATTCACTCCGGTTAATGTCAGCTTTACGTCCATTGTTCTGTATCTACGATCTCACAGAAAAGGTCTAAATACATATCCCTGCTTTCCTCGTTGGGCGTTATGCTTACGATGTTGTAAGGGACTGCGTTATATACAACTCTGTGTGAATGTGTTGTTAAGTCAGTTCTATGATCTATTGTGAAAACCGTTTCCTGCACATAAGTAAGGCGGTCAGCTATTACAACTTCCCTTCCCTTCATCTGCTTCATCCGTGTCCACACTATCGGGTCAGAATCTACCGCAGACCATGATTCAAAGACTTTCTCGTTATATGAATTGGCAGTTCCTACTCCTTTTATGAGAGTAATCTGCCTGTCCATCTGTCCCCGTCTTATTCGTGACTGTAACATACTTCTTTGCCCCTGTTCTTAAAGTGATCCCATGACCAGATGTTTACTTCACTTTTAAAATCCCATGCCTTCTGACCTTCGTACTGCACCAGCACCGGAAGAATGTTCTGCGAGTGGATTAAGTTATCCATCATAGTATCATCCAGGCATCTGTTCAGTTCGGGCCGGTAAAGGTTTCCTTTTGCCTTCTCCACCACATCCCTTCTTATCATCTTGGCGATACCAAGACAACTGAAAGAATATGTGAAGTCCCTTGCCTCCTTCGTTAAAAAGTTTACATAAGTAACCCTGTTAACTCCGAATAAAGCCTTGCCTAAATGCTGATCATAATCTTCATCAAGAAGGCTCACATCAATTACGTCATCTGAATTCATCATCATCAGGTAATCCCATTCGCTTTCAAGGGCTTTTTTAATGCCAGCGTTTATTTTCTTACCTAAAGGATCGTTCTCAACAAAGACATATTCAAACCCATACTCATCACATATATCACGATAAGAATCTTCACTTATGGCACACGTTACTTTTATCTCATGTTTTGATTTTGGAATCATCTTCACCAGTTCATCAAAGCAAAAGCGTGTTACCGCCTCTCTCTTCCATGTCGGGATTACGATTCTTATTTTCAAAACTCGTATATTCTGTAACTGTGTATCAGATCGGATATATAGTTTGGTATTCTTCCCGCGTTGCTTCCTACCACTATATCACTTCTCTGCTCATAGTAATTTCCTATCAGTAACTTCATAGCGTGCCGTATGTCTTCCGGTACGTCTGAAGCTGCATCTCCGTAACCTGCTGTGTATGCTATTTCGATTGCGTCCGGTCTGCCATCCTGCAACTCAGGATATGTAACATCGTATTTTTTTACGATCTGACCAGGATCATCGGTATTCACCACCCAGTAGTTTTCATTTTCTGAAAGGGTTGTTAAAACACCTTCATTATTGTAATACTTTACACTTTCAACGCTTTGCAGTGTGGGAAGGGGCAAAGTAAATACCCCCTCCCATTTGTCTGCATAGGCCGTGTAGGTAGTAGTTATGAGCGTTCTTTTCAAGTACCTCTCTATACTCCTTCTGGCCACTGATATTAAAGCTGTTACATAGGTATCCTGCCCACTCACATGGAGGTGCGTGTTGGCCTCTGTGATTGACAGAGGTTCAACAGCAGGCCCTTCTTCTATGACAACTTTATGAAGCATATTAAGTAGCTGAAGCGCGTAAGTATTTGATCGGATTAGTACCGGCATTCAATAACTCACCGTCTACACGGAAGAATACTACAAATGCAGTCTGATCCAGTTCACCGTAACGCTCGTTCAAACGAACCATTCTCATTCCCTGAACCTGACGGATGATGTACTTCTGAAGATCACCGAACAATGCTACTGCATCGTTATCGTTATCAGTTGCATTTCCAGCCCAGAAGATTGGCATATCCTGGTTGATCACATACTTGTGTCCTAACAAAGTAGCAGGTGCAGTTCCGGCCATCAGGTTTGCATTCCAGATAGGCTGGTTAGCAGTGTCCTTGATTTTCTTAGCCTCTCTCAAAACTGAATCATGGAACATGAAACCAGTTCCCATTCTGTTTCTGTAACCAGGATCAACGCTGTGTTCTAAGTTTACGAAATCATCATAAGCTAACGCGGTGTCATTTCCGGTGGAAACACCATAAGACAGGTTAGTAGAGTGGATGATACCGTGTGGCTTAGATGAACCGTCAGCAGTTGTGAAGGCTTCGTTGGTTCCTCTCCAGATACGCTCCGCAAGCAATTCCACCATAAGAGAAGGAATGTTGAAAGCTGAATCCTGCAACAGTTCGGTAGGAATCTGAATAAGACCTGAAGTGTACTTGTAAGCCTCGAAAGCCTTAGTTCCAAAAGTAACAGCAGCGGCACTTGTAGCAGCAGATACAGACTCACCCAACAGATATGCCTTGTTGGCTGTATCGTTAACGGTAGGCCAGTCAAGTACATTACCTGAAGCGGTAGTGATGATCCTTGAAGAATCCCACATTCCACCGAAAGCCTTAACAGCTTTTTCAAGTTCAGCCTGGAAGCCTCTTGGGATGGTGTAACCACCGCCAGTGGTAGTAGTTGTTTGCTCTGCGGCAAGATTGATACCAAGTTCCTTCAAAGATGATTTGATCATATCATTATCATCCTTCTCTTTCTGAGCCGGAGCCATGATTGAGCGCAGTTCTTTAGGAACCTCGCCAGTGGTAAGATAAGAACGCATTGCGATCTCTTCAGCCTTCTTCAGTTCTTCGGCACTTAGTTTGTCAATAGACTTGCCTTGCCCTGTTGGAATTTCTTCACTGATTTCATTAGCAAATTCCATTTGTTCCATCTTCTCAATCTTAGAAGCCTGGCGAAGTTTCGCTTCAGCATCTGAATCAAGTTGATCAAATTCTTTCTCCTGATCAGCAGAAAGTGTTTTTTCGCTGCCGTTGAGAATTTCCTGCATTCTCGCTTGCAACTTTTTAGCCTCATTTCTGAGTTCTTTAGCTTTAATTGCCATAGTTGTTAATTGTTTAATGAATTAATTTTACTCTGTAATAGTCTCCGCGAGTATTCGGATTTATCTTTAAGTGATTCTTCCACTTTTAAAGCCGTAAGCATTTTTTCAATTCTTTCAACTGATTCTTTTACTTCCTGTATTTCTGATTTCACTGCCTTGAATGTTTTCTTGATAAAAATTTCAACAGAAAAGCCTTTCAGCTTTCCGTCAAGTACCATTTTAAAAGTCTCAGGGTCTTCGATTTTGTAAGCGACAAACCACGCACCCATTACAGGTTCTTTTATTCCTTTGGTTTTAAGATCATCAAGCCGCTCCTGTGAGTCTACTATAAATGATTCTATGAGGTAAGCATCAATGAAATCTGTCTGAGAATGATCAACATTCACATTAGAAGTCATTTGTTCTTTATGAAATTTGTTTCTGATTGCTTCAACTGAATCTTTACTGAAGTATGCCACATAGGTTTCGCCATCATCGGCAGACCTTAGAAAATCCTTATCAGGGATTAACGCCATACCTGCAACTACCTGCTTATATCCTTCTGCTTTCAGTTCTACATACTGATCTTTCTCTTCTGACATGGCAATGAAATCACTCTGCATTGCCGGTTCATCGACAAGACTCATAACCTTAACTCCTGTTATGTTATCTTTCGGGTCTATTTCGTATTTTACTCTTCTCATTGCAGGTTGTTGGTTGCTGGTTCTGTGAGTATCTGCTTTACTGATTTGTTTGCCGCGTTCATGAAGAAATTATCAATCTCGCTGGCGTTTTCCGTTGGCCATCCTTCTGCTTCAGTTGCCCACAGTGGTTTAATGAAGCCCGAACTGATGCCCATCTGATAAGCCTCAAAGCGGCTCTTCATGTCTCCCTTTATGAGATCGTCCAGGTTAAACTGACTCATGTATTTACCCTTCTCACTTTCGAAGAAAAGTTTACGGTCAATTTCCTGCTGAAATCTTGTAACCCAGGGAACAATACAGGTCTTTGCGAAGGCGCGATCCTGTGCATCTATGTTTGAATAGTTTGAATCGGTAAGGTTGCCGATCATGTGCGGAGGGACGCGAAACCATCCTGCTATCTCACTCTGCTCGAATTTTTTAGTTTCTAAAAACTGAGCGTCTGACTGTGGTATCGTTAGCTGTTGATATTTTACGCCCTCCTCCAGGATGATCGTTTTGAAACGATTCTTTGCGCCTGTATTGGCTTTATCGAATGATTCTTTCAGGTTGTTCTGCTCCTTGCCTCCCATCGTTCCGGGTGTCATCAATATCCCCGAAGCCTTTGCCCCGTTGGTATAGAATGCGCCCTCATGGTTGATCTTTGCTATTGCGTTTCCTAAGTTCTCTCTCTGAATCTGAATAGGAGACATTCCGGTAAATCCGGTTGTACCCATATTCTTCAAATGGATCATGTCTTCTGCAAGAATGATCTCTGTTCTTTTCTCATTCTGCCATTC